TAGCCTTATTTATCATTGGGATAAGGAATGTGTTTTGAAAATTCATTAGTGTGCGTTTCTGTCTTTTAATTGAGGCAGACTGCATCATACTCATGCCCGATGCTGTTTCTTGCTGCGGCATAGACATATCAGCACTACCTGTTCCCATTTGAATCATGTTTTGTAGACTAGCAACTTGATTAAATGTAGATGGGTCTGTCGTTCCCATGTCTAAAGGCATAATAGCCTCTCTAGGTGAACCATTTGTTAGTACAGTTTTACCAGTTCTTATCTCAAACTTCGTTCCCCTTGGTAATCTGGTCGCATCAGCAGCCATCATAGGCGTAGTAGTCATCGCCAAAGAGTCAATTCTCGCCCTCATTTCAGCATCTAGTGCTTTTTGAGGGTTATATCCCTTCTCACAAACACCTCTACCCCAGAATTTGTTGGGAACTATGTCATGTTGATAGGAAATAAAGGGTCTATCAACCATCATAAAGGCGTTTTCCTCTACTCTAAGGATATATTCGTCATTACATATCGTAACAACCGCCTCAACTAATTCATCCTTTTTGGAATACTCGAAGTCATCTTTATCAGCCTTCTTTTTAAGGAATCTTTTGGGTACTAAGCCCCAATATTCAGTAATTTTTACAGAATCAGACTCATCTGCTTGTCTTGTTTCGTATTCATAGCCCATATTAACAGTATCATAATCACCATCAAGGGGTACATCACGATATGCCCCAGATTGAATACCAGCAACTACATGGTATCTGGGTTTAATTACTTCGTGGGCAACACCTAACGCCTCATCTATAGAATTTGCAGCGGGGTCAATAAGAAATTCTTTCGGGGATATGGGTTCTATACGAACATCTATAATAGGGTATTCTCTAACTTCCCTGCTTCCTGTCATTGAGCCAGCAACAGGTTCTTCTACTGGTGCTCTTTCTATATTTTGGTCTACTAAAACCTTTGCAATACCAGTACCATAGATAGCACCATTGAGAAATACCTCTGCAATCGCATCCTTAACACCAGTTTTTTCTAAATCTTCTTGTAAAAGATTACGGACATATTCTGCATCTTGTGGCTCTTGGTCAAGCATATCATCTTGCAAATCGAACCATTTTCCTCGCCCAAATGTTGCTTCTTCTAGTTCTGCAACACTTGATTCAACCGCTTGTTGTAGGGCTGGGGCAATAATTCTTGAGCGTTCTGACTTTCTTAATACATCAGATGAATCCCAAATTCCACGCCATAGCCTATAATACTCATCCCACTTCGGAGTATAGTTAATTTCTCTATGAGTTCTCCAACCCTCAAGTCTAAAAGTTAACCAACTAGCAAGGGCTTGGTATTGTTGTTCTTTATTGTCGATAGTTAAATCTCCTGTTTACAAATGAGAATCATTCGCATTAGTGAATACTTTTATTAATTAGTGAATACTTTTATTAGTTTCTTCAATCTCAACAACGCCATCCATCAGCATTTTGCAGATAGATAAATCGACTGAATCTTCTTCATTAAAAAATTCTGGTAGTTGTTCTACCATTAAACTTGAAATAATTGAGCAGGCGATAACATATCTCTTATCTAAATTCTCCGTTTTTTGTGAGAACTTAATAACCTCATCATATTCCTCTTCGCTTAAATCGTTAATACCCAGCAACATTATCTATAGGACTCCATTCTTCTTCTAATTCTATTGAGTGGGCGAAATCTGCAACTGATACTTGGTCAATATAGGCAAGACTATCAAGTAAATCATCATGTGCCAGCCTATTTGGAAAATCCAGTAGTTGCGAAATAAACACTTTCCAATCCTTTTCTGGATTGAATGTTATTTGCCCATGTTCCATTCTTCCTTGTAATGACCATGTTATCCTGTCGTTCTTCTTTTTACCGCCATGTCTTAACTCAGCAATACTTAGCCATTGATTTTCTGTCCTCATTTCATCTTCAAGGTAGGGTAATATAGCATTTCTTAATGCTCCCACCTCAATTCCAATGGTATTAGCCTCAACATTTATGGCAGCTTTTAAAATTCGTTTAGCAGTTTCTTTAATATTCCATCTACCATGAAGAATATCTTTTACCCACCACTTATCTCTATCTATCTTTACAATCGCAATGGCTGTTTCATCCAGCCTAGAGCGTTTTAAATTCCGTTCTTTCTCTGATTGTTCATAACCAGCAGGGTCAATCGCAATACAATATGTTCCTTCCTCTGGTTCTTCTTCAACTTTAAACCATTCTTCCTTGAAGATACCACCAGTAAATGTTTCAAATGAAGCCTCGAACTCTTGTCGAAACGACATCGTAGACATATTCTTCCTAGATGCTTGTATCTCAGTAGCAGGTAAAAAAGGATTATCTATTGAGCGAAATTGAAATCTATCCCACTCGTTATCTTCTTCAGCATCATTATACAAGTCGAAAAAATGATTCTTTCCTGCGGGTGTACCAATAAATAATGCTCTTCCTTGTACATCTGCCAACGATGGTCTTATTATCTGTTCCCAAACAACAGGCTTCATCGAAGCGTATTCATCGAGCACGACATAGGAAATTCCTGTGCCTCTTAGTGTTTCTGGTCTGTCAGAACCCTTTAAGTAAATCTTACGACCATTTATTAATGTCAAGACAGCCGTATTCTCATAGGCTTGTACAATTAAATCTTGACCCAAATCTTTCAACATAGCCCACATAATATCTTTGGCTTGCTGAAAAGTAGGTGCTATATAAAACACATCCTTACTTTTAGATTGAATGGCATTGATTAATAACAACCAAGCAGATAAGTAGGACTTTCCGAACCTTCTACCTGCAACAACAATTTTAAATCTAGCATCTGACTTGAATATCTGCAACTGGGCAGGGTGTAAATCTATATTAAGTTCAGCCATTTACCAAATTTACAATGGTTTCATCGTCATCCTTTTCTATGGGTTCAACAAGTTCACCCTCTGGAATCGCATCAATGTGAGATTTGATACTATCCAGAGAGGAAACATTTATTATGACTTGTGCATCGCTCTTTGTTCGTGTAGAGTCGATAGCCTTTTGTACAGGCAATATCCTATCTAGGCACATCTTGAGGCAATGCACATCTCCTTCCATTGCTTTGGATATTACTTTATCCACAATCTCTGGAGATTTGCTCGACATTAACTCTCTTGCGAGAGCGGTGTATTTATTGACA